TCCTGCGCATTCCTGGTTACCAGTGCCCCCACGCCCCTGGCAACATAGGATGCGGAGCCGAGCGACCCGTTCGCGGTTGCGGCGATAGTCCAGGCCGCTGCAAGCGTGTGCCCGGTTGTGGCCGCAAAGGTAATGGTCACGCCATCAGTCAGCGTCTGCGCGGATCCTGTGATCGCGACCGGAGAGGAGGCCGATCCGCCGTCTTTCGTCCATGTGAATGAGTCGGGAGTGCCCGTAGCCGAGATGGTCGCCACATAGAGATGGTTCCCGGGCGCGCTGGTATATGTGCCTCCGCTGGTCGCGTCGTTGAGCCCGCTCCCGCTGAATATCGCTGGCCCGATCGGGACGCTCTGCGCGAGGGCTGCGCTCAACGCAAGAACGAGAAACAGGTTTTTCATGGGATGGGTTGATCGAGCGCCGGTGCGCCCGTGGCGCGGGTGTTGCCGCTTGAATCGGTTATGAACGTCTGGATACTCTCGGTACTTGCGGGCGATTGCCCGGTGGCGATCGAGTAGTTCATCGGATAGTCGGGCGTCAGCAGTGAATGTTTGCCGGCAGTGTCCTGCTGCACGATCAGAGCCCACGGTGTGGATCCCGACGGGACATTCGCGGGCAACGCGAGCGTAGTGTCGGCCGTCATCACCAGAATGAAAATCGTGCCCTGCGAGAGATCCGGCGTCGCGACGCCGCCTGCGACGGTGATCGTCACGGCGCTGCCGGATGAGGAACTCGCGCCCCCGCCGCCGAGCGAATTGAAATAGAGCACCCACTGGCGGGTCATGTTCCCATTCGCGTCATACATCGGCGTGCGCGCGAGCGCGAAGTTCGCCATTACGTGCTCACATCCAGAAACGCGCTGATGATCGCGACTTTCGACGCGGCCGTAACGGTGACGCGAAAAATGCGATCGCGCGAACGTCCCAGCCTGCGCCAGATCACGCGCAGCGCCTGGCCCGCGACGCCGTTCGGCACGGTCGCGAGGCCCGCATGCCAGGTATTACCGCCGTCGTCCGACCAGTCGAGCGTGAACGTCACGCTCGCGCTGTACGCATCGGCCAGTAGTTCGAAGCTGTTGTAGAAGCTCCAGAGGTGCTCGGTGTTCAGATGCGGGGCGGCGCGCTGCCGCACGATCTGGACGCTGTTATCGGTGAACGTGCCCTGCGACTGGATATAGATATTGCCGTTCGCCCAGTCGCCGACGTAGTGCGCGCCGAACACGAACGCGTGGAACATCTGCCGCTGCCGGTCGTTGTTCGAGGTGCTCGCGTTCCACCAGGCGCGCTGATGCCAGGCGCCCTCGGTCGCGTCGAACACCCACGTCGCGTTCCCGGTCGGGAAATTGATCACCCAGAATTCATGGCCCTGTTCTGTGTAGGCGTAACTGACCGCGTCGGCGCATGTCGTATAGGACGCCCAGGCCGTCTCGATCGCGTGCGTCGAAATGCGCTGCGGGACGAAGCCCTGGCAGAGATAGGCGGTGACGCCGCCGCGCACCGGATCGCTCGACAGGAAACCCACGCCGTTCAGCACCCGGACCACGCTCGCGGGCGCGCAGCACCCGTGATGGATGAATGCGCCCGATATGCGCGACAGCGGATTCAGCGCCGCGCCGGTATCCTGCCACACTTCCGTGGTGTCAGTCCCGAGCAGCCAGAGTTCCTCGTGATCCGCGAACACCGCCGCGATGTCATCCGGGTAACCCGCCTTGGTCGCGTAATCGAGCGCGTCCCACGTCGTACCGTCGTTTATCGCCGAGAAATTGAAGATCGGCGTCCCGGGCTGCGAAACGATGAAATAGCCGTCGAGGAAAGTGCCGGTCCCCGCCGCCAGGGCAGGCGTCAGGGAATAAGCCACCGGGTCAGTCGTTCCACCTGGTCCCGTGGTCAAGGTGAGAGATGTCGGGCTGTTGTAGGTGGCTACCGTGTAACCGGTCCCGCCGATCGTGATCGTCGCTCCTGCCATCGCGGCCGTGAACGGATCGCCCGATATCCAGCCCACGCGTGAGTTGTGGCCCGCGATCGCATAGATCATCACGGTGCCGGTGAAGGGAGTCCCGATCGTGCATTCGATCGGCCCCGCGCCGCTGTCGCAATACGCGAGCCCCGCGCTCACGATCAGGAGCTGATTGCCGTTGGGGAAGATCTGGACCGGGAGCCCGTCGTTCGCGAGCAGGAGCGTCCCGAACGCGGTCGACCTGTTCGTGAAAGTTCCGTCGCTGAAAACCTCGTAGAGGTCCGCGCCCGCTACCGCGAACAGCCGCGTCGCGTTCGCCCAGAGGCCGCGCAGGGGCGACGTCGGCAGCGTGACGTTGAGCGCGATCCCGGGCGTCTCGCGCAGGAAGCCGGCCGCGTTCTGCCCTTCTCCGCTCTGGATGCCTTCGACGTACCAGTTGACCGCGGCCTGCGCGTCCGCGAGCAGCGAATCCGCGGCATACGATTGTCCGACGAAACCGGCAAAGACGGACATTAGTCCTCGATGCCGCCCGAGAGCCAGTTGTAGAGGCCGCCGTCATTGGAGAAGTCACTGTCGCAGCTCATGCGGGGCGACTTCGCGTTCAGCGCCATCACGTTCGCGCGCGCATCCTGCCACGCCGCGACAGTGGCCGCGCTCGGCACTTTGCCGAACGGCGCCGCGAGGCGAATCGCGGTGCCATACATGAAGTACTCGTAGTAACCCGGGGGGAAACTGAAGACGGTCGCGAGCGTCGCGATCGGCTGCAGTTCCTGCCAGGAGTACGTCTCGATGACATACGCCTGATCCGGAACCATGTAGATCCAATACGTCGACAGCGGATAGGCCGCGTCGTTGTAGAGTTCGATCGGGATGCCGGAGATGTTCTGGACCGTCTTGCGCGCCCACTCCGCTTTGGTCAGCAGCCGGATCTTGCGCCGCACGGTGTTCCCGCCGCTCGAAAGCAGCAGGTTGGCGCGGGTCAGGCGAATCGGCCGGTCCGCCGGCGTCAGGTCGGGCGTCAGAACCTCGGCGGGATCGACGCCAATCGTATATTTCTGTTTTCCGATCGTCAGAGTCCAGGTGTCGATGCGCTCGGTGAAGACGTTCCCGCGCCCGATGTTGGCCGTATCGATCAGGCGGTTCAGCACCGCGAGACCTTTCGCGCCGTCGGTCGCGTTGAGCGTGTCGCCCGCCGCCATCGCGACGATCTCTTCGAGCGCCTCGGTGACGAGCGCGGTGCCCGTCAACTGGGTGAGAGGGAGCACGGGTTATCGCCGCGGCTTCCGCGCGGGTTTCGCGGCGGGCCCGGAGGCCTCGGTCATATCGGCCGGCGGCTGCCATTCGGTCGCGTCTTCCGTGGCGGCAACGTCTTCGAGAAACGCGGCGGGCGTTTCTGCCCATCCATCGTTCGGATGCGCGACCTCGAGTTCGTGCGCGGGATCGAGCGCGATCACGGGCGCGAGTGTGCGGTGATAGCGGTAGCTCGGGTATACCTGCATCTGTGTCCTTTGGGGAAATGAGGGGCGCGAAAAACGCGCCCCGAGTGGTGGTTAATAGGAGGGGTAGAAGAGCGCGGTGGCCGGGTCCCAGGTATAGATCAGCGGGCGTCCGACGACGGCGGTTGACGCCTTGGCGATGTTATTCGTCGCGGTCGCCGTGAAGGCGCCATCGGGAATGACAGTGAACGATCCGGCCGCAAACCCGACAGGCATCGTAAACGAGGTAATCGCGTTGGTGCCGGTCATATGAAACAGCGGGCCGCTCGGCAGCGTCGCGCCCGCGACGGAAGCGACGGCGGTAGTCGGCGCGAACGCGTCGCCCGCGGCGTTACCCCAGCTCGGCACCCATGTGAGGGTCACGGAGCTGCAAAGCCACTGCGCGCCCGTCAGGGTATTCACCCAGGGCGAGACATAGACGCTGGCCGTGACGCACGATCCGTTCGGATCGTAAGCCTGAAACCAGTTCGGTTGGCCGATCAGGACGATGGCGCCGCTCGGGAATCCGCTGCGGATCCCGGTCGCACCGCGCCGCACCCCGATCACGGTGCCAGTCACGGAACGGACGATCATCGTTTCGCCGCGCGGCGAACCCGGCGCAATCACGTAAAGCTGCGAACCGATCACGCTGGTGCCGGGGTTCGGCGCGTTGATGCCGGTCGCGCTGGTTACGTTGATGATCGCGTCGGTCGCGAGGATCGCGGACGTAGTGGTGGTCTGAGTGAGAGTGTTGACCTGAGCGGCGGCGAATCCGGCAGTCAGGCAAAGAGCAAGAGCGAGAGAATACAGACGATTTTTCATTTGAGATGTTTTCCTTTGTTCCTTTGCTTGAAGCGCGCGCCGCGGTCTGCAGCGCGCGCGGTCTGGCGGATTAGCCGGCGATGACGCAGGCGAGTTCGCGGTACAGCACGCCGAAGCCGGTCAGCACGTCGAACCGAGTCCCGTGCACGCGGTTCACGCCGTCGAAGAACTGCACGAGCGCGAGCGAGATGCCGGTCTTCGGGTCGGTGTGCTGCGCCGAATACACCACGCCGGTTTTCGGAGTCGCGAGCGGGACGCTGACGAACGCATAGGCGTTCTTGTGCATCAGCAGCGCTTGCGGGCTCACCGTGCCGGCGGCGCCGAACACCGTGATCGCGGTTCCATCAATGGGCGCGGCCGTCACGTTCTGGTACTGGCCGCTGGGAGTGATCGCCGGGGCGACCGAGACGCTGCCGTTGCCGGAACCATCCGAAGAGAAGTTAGCCAGCACGACGAACTGCTGCAGATCGCCGGTCGAAGCCTTGGTCTGGGGATGAACGCTATAGATACCTGCGATCGTGAAGCGATCGCCGATCACCAGGCGAGGCGCAGCGGCGGCGGTCCAGCCCTTCGTGACCAGGTTCATCGTCGCGTTGTTGCCGCCGTCAGCGTAATTCGTGCCGCCGCTGGTCAGCGGAGTGCCGCCCAGGGGTCCGACCGTCTGCGAATAGATCGTCTGATCGCGCCGGAACTTGTAGCCGAGCGTCTGATCGGCGATTTCGCCTTCTTTCACCATCGTGGAAATCTGCCCGGCCGGGTTGTACAGAGTGCTCTGTCCAACGACGTACGAGCTGGAGAATTTCCGGTTGACGATGCAGGTCAACTCCTCTTCGGGAGGCAAGCCAAGCTCGACGATCTTGTCGCCGGCCGCGAGGTAGGTCGCGACGGTCGAGGGTGTCGTGCCGGGGGTGCCGACCGCGTTGAAGGTGTTCTGCGCGCAGAACTGCGCGGCGTTCGCGTTGATCACGGAGCTGATCGCGATCGCGGCGGGCTTGAAGTAGTTCTCCTGCGCGTCTTCGATATCGAGGGTGGCTTCCACCGAGTCCCAATCGAAGTGAACGCCGGTCACGTCGCCGATCGTGATGGTGGTCTTCTGCATCGACAGCGGCTGGGGCTGATAGAGCAGACCAGTGGTCGGGGTGAAGCGCTGGGGCTTTTTGATCGAGACGGTGTCCCCGACCTGAGCCATCTTTTTGCCGAATTCTTTGTTGTAGGCGTGGGACATGTTCTGTCCCACCGCGAGGTAACCCTCCAGATTCATGAGGACGCCCTTCACGAAAACGGAGGGCGTGAGAATGATGTTGTTTGGCAAGTTGTTTGTCCTTCCGCCTCACGGCGGTAGCGCCACTCAGGCTGAGGCCCCCAAAAGGGGGCCTGTCAGAAATGAGTGGCTCCTGAGTTGGTTCCGCGCCTGTCTCACGACGGTCGCGGCGGGTTTAAGCGGCTTTCAGTCGCTTCCGGAATTCACGCGCGAAAACCTCGGGTGCGAGCTTGTCATCGTTGAGATCGATGGCGCTCGGCGCGTGGGATCCACCGGCTTGCGCCGGCGGCTTGGGAAGCGGCTTCGCGGCCGCGGGTTTTGCAGTTGCAGACGGGAGCGCGGCTTCGAGCCTGCCCAGCTCGCGGGCGGCTGCCAGCGGGCCGAGCTTCGCGATCCGCGCGGCTTCGTCCGGGTGTTGCGCCAGATGATACGCAACCTCCGGACCGCGTTCAGACTCGAAGATCGTCACGTGCATCGCTTCCGAGATCGGGAGCGATGCCGCTTCGGCCATCACGTCGTCGAAGTCGGCGTGGACCTTCCTGACGGCCTCGACGCGTTCGTTCCACGCGACGCCTTTCGCCGCGTTGGCGTCGGCGGCGGCCCGGTCGGTCGCGACCTTCGCGTCGGCGGCGCGCGTTTGCGCGAGCTTCCAGTCGACGAGCGCTTCGTTGAAGGCTTCGTAGGTGTCGAAGTCTTTGGCTTGCGGTTTTCCCTCGGCTGCTTTCGCTGGCGGCGCGGTTTCGGCTGCTGCTTTCGCGGCAGGGGCGGGTCGCGACTCCCGGGTTTTTTCCAGCTCGGCTTCGAGGGCGTCCGCGCGCTCTTCGGCTTCGCGCTGGGCTTTCAGCGCTTTGCCGATGCGTTTCTTGACGCCTTCGGGCGTTTCGTCGACGGGCGCGGGCTTGAACTTCCCATCTGCGCCGCGTTCTGCGGCATTCTGCGTTATCTCCGGTTCCGAGGCCGGTGCGGGTTTCTCCTCGGTTTCCGAGGGTGCGGGTGTTTCGGTTTGCGCTTCCGCTTCCGGGGTTTCACCTGAAAGCATGGCGCGGAGGTCTGATATCGACGGCTCTGCCGCCGCGACTTCTTCGTTGTCTGGCAATTTGAGTTTTCCTCGCGCGGTCTATAAAGCCGGCCGTGAGGCGGTGCTGCTTACTTCGAATCTGGTTTGGGCGGCGCCGCGACGGGCGCGGACGGCGTTGCGGGCAGCACGCATGCGAACGTGAGCGACGTCGGGTCGAACTGCGGGCGATATCCGGCGATGCAGTCCTCGACGATGGCCTTCTCGGCCTTCGCCAGCGCGCGCTTGGCTTTGAGCCATGCGGCCTCGTGGCCCTGGGAGACCTGGGGCGCCTGCGCGAACGCTACGAAGATAAGAGGCAAGAAAAGAGTTTTCATCCGATCCTCCAATTAGTTCCGTCGCATATGACGGGCACGTGGTTGCTTCCGCTGCCAGCCACCACGGCACCAGCCGAGGTAAGCGCTGCGGTTGAATCGATCACTGCCGCGTGAGTCCCTTCAGACGTGGAGGAACAGGCCGGCAGAGCGGAAACCGCGACGGGCAGCGTCTGCGCATTCGTCGCCACCGTCCAACCAGTGCCTGTATCTGATGCGTATTGGTTGGTGAACCATATTTTGGTGCCAGTGATGGTCGTCGGTGTTGGGTCGTAGCCGAGCAGCGTCTCGCCGCTTCCGGATTGGCAGTAGCCGCCTCCATAAGTCCCGTAATAGCCGAAACATAGTTTGCCTGCGTTCACCCCCATCGCGCCACCGGCGGATGAGGAGAAACCAGTCGGCGTGAAGCTGAATAACGTCGTACCCGCATTGTTCTCGACGGTCAGCAATGCGTTTGATCCCTGGCCGGCCCCCGCGCGGATGACGCAGTTTGTACTCCCCGTTGTTGGCGTGGCGTCGTAGCAGTCGAAAGTGTCAGTCGGCGTGTACGAGGTCGGCCCAATCCCAGTGTTTCCGCCGCTGGTGTAGTAGTTCGAGATGCTCGATCCCGCCGAAATCGTGATCGTGTTCGTCGTCCCGCTCCAGGCACACGTGACCGTCGTTCCGTCGCATTTCAGATTGATCAGCCCCGCGCCGCGCGTCACGAGGATCGACGCGCCGTTCGATCCGCGCAGTATCAGCGGGCTCGATGTCTGCGCCTTCGCGCGCGTCGCGCACAGCGCCGCGAGGATCGCGATCAAGACCGCAATCTGGATCCAATGCACGAGCTGGGAGGGCTTCGGGGCGGACGCGGGTGGCATCGCCAGCGGCGTCGCGACCGCGTCGGGCTCGGGAAGCGTCACGGCGGGCGGCTTGATCGCGCTCGCGTGCGGCGCGCTCCGGTCGAACAACGCGTGATAGATCGCGTGCGCGGGCTGCGCGCTGATCGCCTGCGAGCGCGCCAGCGTCGCGTCGTCGATCTCGAAGCCATCTTCGACCAGGTCCGCGCGGCCGGCTTTATGCAGCATGCGCGCGAGTTCGTCCGTGATCTGATGCGGCTCGAATTTCATGAGGTCAGTTCCGCCAGGTTGAAAGTGCTCGAATCCCCGCCATTGCTGACCAGTTCCAGGGTGGCCACCGTGTCGCCCGGCTGAAACGGGCCCGGGACCCGGTAAGTCGTGCCCGGTGCGACGTTATGCTGTGCGCTGCCCGCGACCGTCAGACGCACGAGAAACCCGCGCGGCCATCCCGACGCCGCGGGCGAC